AATCGGATGTTGACCGATACATTCACGTTAACAAGACGTATTCAGCCATTACGCATAAGGTCGGCGCGCCGAAAACGAAATGCTCTATCCGTGACGTATCGGTTACAAAGGAACTTCGGGAAGTCCTTAATGACATAAATGAGTACAATAAATTTCTCTCAAACGCTCACGGCATTAAGACCGAACTGTTATTCTTTCGGGAAGACGGTTCAAGGGCTGATTACAACGCATACAACAAGTATCTGCGTGAACTTTCCGAACGTGTCCTCGGATTCCCTATTACAACGCACTGGTTGCGCCATACACACGCTTCTATGCTTCTTGCCAACGGAATACCCATCGACACCATATCTCGCCGTTTAGGGCATGATACGACCGAAATAACGCAAAGGGTGTATTTGCACATCATTGAGAAGTTAAAGGAACGTGACGCCGACAGACTTGATGAAATACGGCTCTTGTAAGCACACAAATTAGCACATTTGCTTTACACTTTGGACACTTTTAAGACAAACGAAAACCCCCGAGAAACCCTTGTAAATAAAGGCTTCGGGGGTATTTTAGTCACCTATGGGAAATAGTACCGTCATGCCCACTACCTGCATTTATTAACCTCTGGAAACCCTTATAAATAAAGGGTTTTTTCTTTTTCGGTTCGGATTTAGCACACGATTAGCACACAACACCGAACACTTGACGATAATTATAATACACCGAGCCGTAAAAATCAAACAGAAATAGCACCCGTTAAGGTGCTATCTCTGCGTGTCGTGAAAGTATATGAAGAAAGTATGACGACTAATAAATCTTCAGAACCTGTCCTACATAAATCAGATTCGGGTTCTTAATGCCGTTGTCGGCGGCAATTTTCTGATAGGTGGTGTTGTATTTCTGTGCAATCGCTGATAACGTATCGCCTGCTTTAACCACATAACGAATGTCGTCCTTGTGGGCGTAATTGTTCGCCATCTCGTCAACCAGCTTCTGTATGGTGCCGTAGTCATATCCGGCGGCGGCAAGTCTCTTTCGGCGGTCTTCACCATTACCCCACTTACCCTGCCATACTTCCTCGGCAATCTGCTTGTTAGTCTTTTTAGCAGGTGCGGGTGATGATACTTTGTTATTATTCCATCCGCCGTTTATGATGGTGTCGGGGTAAGGCTTGTAACATATGTCACAATCGACATTTCCGGCGATACCATCAATATCGCCCTCGGAAGAATACTGCCACATACCGAAATCGCCCGAATAAGTGCATTCAGTTGTATACCATTGTGCAACCCATAATGCGTACTTAAATGCCAAGTCAGGGTCAACAAGGTTGTCAATGTAACTCTTGCTCATATACAGACCGCTGTACCATTTCCTTGCCCTTAACTCTTCATGCCATGCACGGATTATCGAATTGATAAAGCTATAGCCTTTCTGTAACATCCATTTTTCTTCGATGTCATAATATATCGGGTATTCAAATACCTTGCCCTTAATAACTTCCATGCAAGCCTGTGCTTCAAGCCTTGCGTCTGTCTCGGATTCTGCATAGGAATACCAGAAAGCACCTATCTTGATTCCAAGCCTCTTGCACTCTGCGTAATTCTCGTCAAACTTCGGGTCTTTCTGGCTTGCATATTCGCCCCAACCTGCTCTTAAGATAGCGAACTGTATGCCGTCAGCCTTAACCTCTTCCCAGTCTATATTACCTTGCCAGTTCGATACATCAATTCCTCTTATCGGTGTCATTGTTTTCTCCCTTCTCCTTGTAATAGGTCTTTGTGCTAATGCCAATCAGAGCGCCCATAAACACCGTTATAGCGCCCATTGTTGCCCCGATAGGCTCTCCATAGGGTATGTTCCAAATACTCGCTATAGTAAGCCACAGCGTCGTCAGGGCAGGCATACAAATCGTGACAACCCACTTTAGAACATCATATGCCTTGTTGCTAATTTTCATGGCTGTAAACCTCCTTCTTGATTTCATCAATCGTGTCGTGGATTTCGTCAATCCGTTTCCACGCCGTGTTTACGGACTGCTCGAGCAACACGACACGTTCAATCACGTTGTTGTGCTTTTCGACCTTCTTTTCGAGTTCTTCGATGCGGAAGGTCGTCAGTTTGTTGGCGGCAAGTATACCAAATAACGAACCGCCAAGGGTGCCGATCAACGACAGAACCCCCACGATTATTGTCTCAGTCATTTTACATCACCGCCTTTTTTCAACTCGATGGCGTTCAGGTTCTTCTGCAGGGTTTTGTTCATCGCCAGAACCCGCTGCGCCGCTCTCGCCATATAAGTCAGCGTTGTTGTTCCTTCTTCTGTCCAGACGTAATTCTCGCCCTCATTCAATTCGATTGTTGTCGGGTCAATCGTGGCGGTTATGGGTTCGGCAAGTTTGTATACGATTTTCTGCCCTGTAACAAGTGCAGTAAATTCTTCTGCGGTCGTTGCTCGTTCGTCCTTAATATAAACATACGTATATGGGTGTCCATGCGTGTATGTTGTGATACTTGTCGTTTCGCCGTTTGCTAAATCCGAAATCGATTTGTCAACCGTTCTGTAACTCGTTGTTATATAGTTCGTTATGCCTGGTTTCTTTCGGTTGATATAACTTTCAAAAATATTAAGATTATGTGTCCATGTTAAATCTCCGAGGTCTGCAATTTCATATGTAATGCTCATCTCTCCGCTTACAACGTCAATCGTTCCGCCGTAAACCGTGCCCTGTGAAGTAAACGTCACGGGGTATGTTGTTCCGCCTGTCTGCGTGGGTGAAACATGAACCGTTACACCTTCAAAGCCGTTGATTGCGTATTCTGCGGAATATCTGGTAGAATGTCCGACAGGCACTTTCTCAGTTCTTGCATCCACAAATGCTTCTGCCTCGCCTGCTTTCTGCGGGTTGGTGTAAGCGGTCGATTGCTCGGTGGTGGGGGTCGTCAGCTTCACAACGGTGTTTGTTCCGTCCGTGATTGCGTCCGTCAGACTTTCGTCTCCGCTCTGGTATGCTCGGTACTCGAAATTACGAGTAATTGTACCATCCGCCGTGTATACATCGCCATCGCAGTACAGGTTGTTGTTTGCGTCCAGTTTAAACAAACCTCGCAAATCTGCGCCGCCCAAGGTGTAGGTTGTGTCGCCCACAACCTTTGCTGTCGGCTTTGCAGATATCAACTCGCCCGTGTTGTATGCGTGGTAGACATCATCAATGAATCCGTGTGAGCGAAGCCATGCCACGCCTGCTCCTTCGTTTGCGGTTTCCAAAGAGTAAACGTAATCGGCGATGGTGCTTCCGAGCATGAGGGTGAGGTCGATAATCTGAGGATATGTTGTAAAATCAACCGTAACTCCATTACTTATCAATGTCTTCAATTGGTCTGGCGCATTAACGGTCTTCAAGAGTGCATAGTTTTGTCTATCAATATTTGAATATCCAATTCTGCATCCCGATGGCAAATCAGTGCCAAGAGTAATATAATATACATGATTTGAGACATACCTATTAGCCCAAATGACTGTTGTATAACCTGCTGTCTGCGTACATGTTCCAGTATAACTAAGCCCAAGTTTTGTTGATTCGCTCCCGACCTTTGTTCTTGTAATTCCGTTTACTGCCGAAGCTGCATTTACACTATTAACCAGCTGATTCCACGCAACCGTGCCGCCCACGATGGTCTCGTCTGCCTTGTTGCCGTTTTGTGCGGCTCTTGACAGATAAGGCTCGGTATTTAGTGTGTCGGAAATCCACGGAGTGCCGTCCTGTGTGGGTGTTAAAGCCACGGATAAAGCGACCGCATTGTCGCCTGTTGCGTCCGTGATGTGGATTATGTCGCCCTGAACCGTCTTTTCCTCGGGCACTGCGCCGCCCTGATATTTATCCCAGTACATTTCTTCACGGGTGATTGCTTTCTCGGGTTTGGTCTGGCTCTTTCCTGCTGCAAAGTTCATATACTGCTCGATGCGGGTCACGGGTTCGGGTGTCTCGACTTCCTCGCCGCAAAGAGCCGCAAGGAAATATTCTCGGCGAAGTTCGGGTTTCTGGGGGATTATGTTATCTGCGCCGCAAAGGCGGGAAAGATACTGCTCTTCCCTGGTGATAGGCTCGGCAATGCTCTGCTCTTCGCCCGTCAGTTTATTTAAATACTGTTCTTCTCTTGTAATCGGTTTCATGTCCACCTCCTATGCTTCCGTAAGTGTATAGGTGACTTTCATTGTCTGCGTGTTGTTCTTCGTTACCACAGATTCAAGGTTGTTGATTGTTGACAAAAATCTCGGATTGTAATAATCATATCCTGCGGTATTTTTGAAATTAACAAATCGGTTCGTGCGTCTGTCAAGTACATAATTTTCGGGGTTCGCATGTACTCCTGTACTACCGCCTGCCGATGTATCGTTAAACGGATATAATGTATCAGCAAATGCGTCATAGATGTATACGCAGACAGGTGATGTAGCCTTGCGTACAATCCATAATCCGTCTGTACTCATCTTCGTGAATGTCAGATGGCACTCGTTTTCTTCGGAGTAATAATCGGCTTCAAGTGCGCCGTTTGTCAGATTGACTTCACCGAAGCCTTTCGGTGTGCCCCAACCCGTACTACCAGTACCGATTATAACGATGATATGACCGCTTTCGTTGTCGTACTGCATGTTGTCAACATATATGGTCATATTAGTTGCATTGGTAAATGTGTTTGTGCTTATCGAATCGTCTGTGAAATCTATAATGGCGTACTTCTTGCTATAGCCGTTCTCTATGACTGAACCGTATGACGAACCGCCGAAGAACATGATTGCTTTGTCATATCCATCCCATACAATATCGCTTTTTATGCCATTCTCGCTCGAAGTTAAGAAGTTCGACAGGTCGTATGTCTCCGTTCCAAGCAGACGACCGTTGAATATGCTGATACTTGAACCATTGGCATATCTGTACTTATTCATGGTCAAGATTCTGTTTTCGTAATCCCAATTAAAGCCGTAAGCAATGTTATTACGGACGAATTTGTACGTCTCGGTCATAGCGATATTCCTTGCAGCCTGACCTGCGGTAAATTGCAGATTTCCGTTTGTTCCCGAATTGATGTCCTGTACTCCCGAAGGATTGCCGAAGCCGTAAAAACCGCCATTCTCGGATGTCAAACAGATACTTCCGATGTCGCCGTTGCCCTGTGATGTCAGCCAGTCGTAAACCATAACGACCGAATTAGCACCAAGTGAGGATTCGTTTGAGTTATACGAGCCGAGTTCAACGGGAGTTCCGGCATTTGCTCTTCCATAATATCCGTTTGCGGTCATTTTCAAACCCACCTGCGGATAGCGGTTGTTATTCGTCACGGCGTCATCAAACAGTAAGATACCGCCCACAGTACGTCTGATAAATGCCTCTGCTACCCGTGCAGGTGTCATTACCGTACCACCCGACCATATATCGTTCACAAGACCGTATATGCCGTACATACTTGACGCCGTACCGCCCTGCAAAATCGCCAGATTGGACGCCATAAAGGTGTTATCATGTTCAACTACCTTGCGCTTGCCTGTTTTGTAATCCGTAAGCTCGATTTTGGCATGACCGTGAATCTTATCGTCAAGCCGTAACTCGTTGAAATCGAGCTTGTGTGTCTTCTGAATTATCATGTCTACCTCCTTAAACGGGTGCAACGTCTGTCGTCTTTGTGTATTCGACCGTTATATGAAATGACGCAAGTGCCATGTTTGCACTTGACTTTCTGACGTAAATCTTCGAATCATCGTGCAGATAAAAGACGTTGATGGATGAGTTCTGCAAATCATACGGCTCAACATATGGAATCGGCGCCTCAAATGAGCCTGTACCACTTCCGCTGCTAAACATGCCGTAGACGTTAACCAACGTGTCTATGTTCAGACCGCTTGTGTCGACTTCGGTGCTTGTTCCCGAAGATGGCGATGTTACAACGTATGTCTTGCGGTAAATCGGCTTGCCGTCAACCCATGTGCCTACTGTCTGCTCTGCGGTACTGTAAACATCCGCCGTTTTGTCAAGCACCTCGTTTATCGCACCTGCTATTGTTTTATCGGTCGTGTCAAGGCTTGCCTCGGTAAAATCCGTCACAAATGCGTTAAACACGTTACCGAGCGAATCCTTGCCCGATATGTAACCGCTTGCCGACCCGACATCGGGTGTGGCGACTTCCATTAAATCGTTAACCGTGATATCGGGTGCGGTCGGTAACAGCGAAATACTCTTATTAGCCATATCAGTTCTCCTCTTCTGTCGTTCTTATGTCTACTTCTGCGTTCGGGTCCTCAATCTCAAGACACCTTACGTCTCCGTCTTCCGTACAACGTATGTATGCGTCCTGATAGATTACGTTTCTCATGCGATCATTTGCATTTGCAACCGTAATCGGCGTCACGGAAATATCGGTTACATTGTCGGATTTCGATATTGAAACGACGTTCGGGAACGAAACTACGACGCTTTCGGTAATTTCATCTTCAAATTCGATATCCCGAAGCCCGATAGGTGTCGAATCGTCGAATAATTCAAACTCGCCATCCCACTTGCCATCGCCGACAATCCCCAGACCGCTTGCATAGAACCATATGCCCTTCGCAGGGATAATGATGTTGCCCGATTTAGCGGTCATGTATAATCTGAAATACGCTATTTCGTATTCCGAAAGTGCCAGGATATACATCAAATGCAGTACGTGTTTGCCGTCTATGTATGTCTCGGTTGGATATATGGCGGTTATCTCGTCTGCGTTAACGAAATACGTGCAGATAGCCTTCGTAATGTCGTTACTGTCGGTGTCCACCGTCTCAAGATTGATATTGATATCTATCTGAATACGGGTTGTATTGGTTGACGCCATCTTCATGTAAACTATCTGTTTTCGGCTGCCATTAAGGATTGTTATCTCCGATGGATTTCGGCTCTCGTAAAAGCCCATCTCATCCTTATCCGTGTCGGCTAACTGCTGAATAAGACTTACTTCGGATTTTGTGTACGAATAATCACGACCATATCCCATCTGTTCGGCAGTCTTACCACGTCCTTTGAGTGCCGTGTTGCCGTTTAATTTGAACGTCCAATCGGTAATGATTGTCGGTACGTTGTTCCCGTCCTTGTCAACAAACGTAATCATGTCCAACGGGTAAACGTGGGGCATGGGATAAACGTTTGCAGAAAACGGTGTATATGTAAATCCGATAATCTGTTCCCCGAGTGAATCCGCTAACGCCTGGTGGTCGTGTTGGATAAGGGTGTTGTCCGAAACGGTCATTATGTAACCAATTTCGCCGGATATATAGATTTCCTCGCCGTCAAGTATCTGTAAACCCGTGTATTCCACGGCGTCTTCGTACAAATCGGATGAGTATCTGTCGGCGGCGGTTATGGTCGTTGCGGTCTCTTCAAACCACTTCAAAATCAACTTGCCCTGCCAATCAATAAACGCACATGCACCGCATATCTCGGCAACTTCCCCAAGCAAATCTCGGTAGGTCTGTACGGTATCGGGTAATTTTGTTATCGAATAGTCGTAATTTGTCAGTTCATCGGGGTCTATTCCGAGTTCAACGCCACAAAGGAAACAAATCTGTGTTAAAAGCTCGGAACAGGTATACGGAAACGTAACGGCGTTTGGGTCTATCTTCTTTTCAAACTTCATCATGCGGTCAAGTGCCGCAACGTTTATCTTTGTCAGCTTGCGTGGTGCGCCGTCTACCGTGAAATACCCCATAGGAACGTACACAGGCGCGTTATTTACGATTACACCGACTTCGACATATATTTCCTTGCCTGCAAGCGCAAGGTCGTTTAAATCGCCGTTTATGTTGTTTAAGATAAGGTTCAGTTCGGCAGATACCGTAGAACCCATTTCAAGCATATCTGTTGACGAACAGTATCTGTTGATACTCATACCGCCCTGCGTGATGTTCTCTTCGGTTATCACCTGCTCGCCAATAGTAAGACGTGCCAACTGCGGTGTATCTGCTTTGAATTGTGCTAAAACGTCATTACTTATCGGGTACATAACTTCTCCTACTGTTCGATTATGTTGAAACTTACGTTACTCCAAGTGTTTAGAATGCTGGAATACATCGGCGCACTTCTGTCACCTACGTAAAAGGTTTTGGTCTCATAAGAACCGCTCATTGCGTCAAGGTAGCAAACATCTATGTATTCGGGGTTGAATGCCTGTAAAATCGCACTTACGTCAGCGGTCGGTATATTCTGCCATGCCAACTGCAACTTTACCTTTTGGGCTATTCTCTTCTTGTGCATTAAGGCGTCTTCGGTTCGTCCTGCGTCTGACGCCGATACGTCCTGTAGGCTGTATACATACGTAGAGGGGCATTTGATGTACTGCCCCCCTATCGTTCTAATGGGGTTAAATTCGTCATATGAATACGCCATAATTAACCTCCTATCGGTACTACTGCACGTCCGTCACGGCGGTTCTTACGGTCAAGACCGCTTATAAGACTATCGGTTGATACAAACGTGTTAACCTCTATATCTTTGGCAAGTAGTTTTCTCAACAATTCGTTCTGCTCCATTAAGAGCTGATTCTGTTGCATGTTCGCCACTTCAACACCCGCCGAAATTGACTGCATAATCTGGTCGTTGTTCGCAACTTGTGTCTTGCGTCCGATGTTGGCAACAAGTTCGGGACCGTTCTCATTTGCAAGGAAGAGTGAACCTGTTTCGGGTGTACCGCCGGAAGCGTAACCACGAATAAGTCTCTGACGGTTCTGCTCGTATATTCTTTCTTGCTGTGACATATTACGGAAGTCGGAATTAATCGTACCGCTATGCGTATTTTGAGGTGCCGAATACTCTTGATGAGAGAAGATTGTTTCCCAATCCGCACCGTTTGCCGCCTGAATAAGTACATAAGTAAGTCCGGCTGCAAGCGCAATGGTAAGTGCCGCAAGAAGCGCCGTACAAAAAGCACCGGCAAGAGCCGATATGGCTACTCCAAGTCCACCCGCTCCAGCCGCAGTCGCTGCCGCCGCTGCTGTTGCTCCCGCCGCAAGGCAAGACTTTAATCCATTAGCCACGAGACCTATTACGGTAGTTCCCGCAAATGCCGCCGCAAGTTTGGCGGCTATTGCCATAACGACAATCGTTCCGAACTCGGGATCCGCCGCAATAAGACCTTTAAGTGTAACGAGTGCCGCTTTTATAGCCTTAAGCATTACATCCGCAAGGCTCTTTAAAATTCCGACCCAATCAACCGCTCTGAACATTTCGCCTATCTTACGACCGACCTCATCAAAATCGGTCTGGTCAAGCAGTTCCTTAACCATATTTATGGCACCCGTTATGCCGTTGGTTACCAATTCACCCATTTCGCGGGTATTTATTTCATCGAAAAATGAATTAATACCATCGGATATAAACTGACCGATTGCATTCCAATCAACCTTTTTGAAGAAGGTGTTTATCATGGTTACGGCAGAATTTATAACCGATGCAATCGCTTTGCCTAACTGCTTGACATCAAACTTCTTTACAAAGCCGTTGATTCCATCTGCAATAAATGAACCAATGCTATCCCAATGCACGGTATCAAAGAACGTGTATATATTTCCGATAGAGAAGTTCAACGCTTCTGCTATTGTCGAGCCAATGGAAGTGCCAAGGTCTTCGACTTCTACGAATCCGTTTATCAGGGTTGCAAGTGATTTCGCTACCTGTCTGCCCTTTGCCTTGATAGTCTCCCACGGTATGGAATCCAGTCCGTCCTTTAACTTCTGACCGATAGAAGCACCGATGTCGGTGAAATCAGCGTTGTTCCATGCGTCCTTGACTTTTTGAGCCCAATTCGAGACGTTGGTCGATGTCTCCATTTCCTCGAACATCTTCGAGTAATCCATGCCTGCCGCACCGCTACCGCCCGAACCGCTTGAGTTATCGTCAAGACGGTTGATTTCGTCAAATCCGAGCAGGGTTGCTTTAAGTGCCTTCGCCGATTTTGTGGCACTATCTGTCGCCTCTGCATATTCAACGGGGTATTTAATCGCCCTTGTCCATGTAGCCGCACCTGTAAGGCTTGCTATAGTCTCATTTATCTTGTTAAGCAGCTCGACAAAGCGGTCGGTCAAATAATCTACCGCCGGTGCAAGGACATTTATTATCGGTGCCGCCATCGCGCCAAGCGAATTTTTGGCGTAAAGCGCCGATGTGGCAAGCATGTCCATTGACTTCGCAAACTGCCCGTCAATCGCTTTGGAATACTGATATAGATTGCCCATGCCTTCCTTTAAGCCCTGGACAATCTCTTTAAGTGCGGTACGGATTGTACGGTAAACCGCTATACGCTTGATCGCGGCAAAGAACTGCGTGAACTTCGTTACAACACCGCCGATGGCACTTGCCATTTTTTTAAACGGCATAAGACCGATGTTAAGCGCAAGCTTGCCAAGGGGTGCAAGTACCTTGCCGACTGCCGAAGCCATGTCTTTAAACGCCGAACCGACTGCTTTAATACCCTTAACGGCGGCATTTGCAATCGCTGAAAGTTTCGCAAGAACTTCGTTGTAATCGGCTGTCGATTTCGTAGCAGTTCTTGTGGCTTCGCCTGTTTCCTGCGGTACTTCTTTCCATTCGGCGTCTATAACATCACTTCTGCCCGAGGGTTTGCTTGCCGGACCCACCGCACCGCCACTATACGGCACAAGGGCGTTCTTACTTGAAGAACCGCCGGATGTCTTACTCTGTTTTGCGTATGACTTCCAAGCGGCATTGCCAAGGTCACCCATGGCTTTTGCCGCTGCCTGTGCCGCACGCTGAATGGATTTTAATTTACTTATAAGGGAGTCTATAGAGGCTTCTGCGCCTTTTGTATTAGCCGTAAAATCCAACTGAATTGAAGTTACTTTGGCTTCGCTCATTTTGTCTCTCCCTTCTTTTGATTTATTTTCTGAACCCAAGCCTTGACAAATGCCTGGTTCTTTTTATCTCGCTCAATTTCCTCTTGCTCTTTCGTACGCTTCTTATCTTCGGGGTATAGGTCGTACGGTTGCTTCGGATATGGTTGTACTCTCGGATTCTTCGCAAAGGGTATCAAGATAGGTGCTATGTCTATGATTGCTTCGTAGATATACATGCCCTGAAGCCACAGTAAGAAGTTATCGTTCTTCGTCTTTATCTTGTACGCTTTGCGGTAATCACGCATGGCCATTGGGTCTCCGTTCCAGTATTCGTCATACGTCATGCCCATAGCCATATATTCGGGACACAGCCTGTCCAACAACTCGTGAACAGGCTCTTCCTTCGTTTCGGATTCGGGGAAGTGGTCTATCCGATCACTTCCCACATTACCTTTTTTGATTCGTCCTCGGGTTCATCCGTGAGTGCCTTGATAGGCTCTGCGTACATCTCGCCAAGGTTGGCAAGAAGTGCTTCCTTGTCCGTCATGTTAGTGTAGATTTCATCAATCAACTCACGCTTGACGTATCTGTGGTGCGCAAGAAACGCACCTGCAAACAAGTCGGGGAGCGCAACAATCGGGTTGTCCTCAAGGTCGCCAACTCTGAAACCGTTTAAAGACATCTGTTTTACCGTTTTATTGGTAAACTCGAGTAAGTAATCCTTCTCTTTGTAAGTAAAGCTAATCGTTTTCGCCATTTTCTTTCATCCTTTCACTTCGTAACATTTGTTACTATTCTGCCGCCTTTACGTTTACGATACATGTATCGATTGCGTATACGCCGTCGCTTACTACGGTTGCGGTAATAACTGCAACACCTGCGCCTTCAGCCGTAACAACACCGCTTGCAACGGTTGCAACGGATGTATTGGAACTCTCCCAAGTGAGGGTAGCGTCAGCAGGTGTCTTTGTTGCGGTAAGTGTTACTTCGTCACCAACTGTCAGAGACAGACGGTGCTTGTTAAGTGTTACACCTACGCCTGCGTCAACGTCGATATCGGTTGTGGGGGCAATGGTGATTGTCATGTCCTGAACCTCGTTTACGCCGCCGCCTGTTTTGGTCGCGGTAATGAGACCCTTGAATATGAACTTGCCGTCAGAACCTGTGGGTGTAACGGTTCCGTCTGCTGCAACTGTGCCGCCAAGCCATACTGCGAAATCCTGCTCGGTCTCTTCAAGAGCCTTGATAGCTGTGAAATCGGTAAGGGTATAGTTTGCGGTAAATGTCATAGCCTCGGTTTCCTGAATACCAAGGATATAAGTTCTTGACTTATTCGACATGGTGGTGGTATCAAGCATTTCAGGAACTCCGCCAAGGTCGGGGAAGTCCTTGATGTCAATAAGCTTTTCCCATGAAGTTCCACCATTTCTGGAAATCATCAAAAAGGTTTTAAATGTGCTGATTGCCATTTTGTATTTACCTCCTGTAAATAGTGTCTGTTGTGGATATGGTGGCTGTATACCGTGTTACAATGCGGTATTTCGTGCCATCTGATAACGATATCGGCTCTTTGTGGGTTCTTACGAATCCAAGAACCCCGAGACGGTCGTCAATCAGATTGATAATGTCTTTTGCTAACTGCTTCTTGTTCGTGACTTCTGCGGTAAATACGTTTATCTCATAGGTCACGTTCGCATATTTTTCGTTACTGCCGGAATCAATGGATTGCGTATGCACGGTGTTTGTTATTTCTTCCACGCACACGCAGGGAAATACTGACGGGTCAAGATTCAGAACGCTTTTAACCTCTGCGCCGGGGTAGTTCGTTGTAACTAAATTGTAAATCTCGGTAAATACCATGTTTTCAACGTCTATCATCCGAATACCTCTTTCACAATGGCTTCTATCTGCTCTTCCGCCTTTAAGCCTGCGTCATACAACGCCCTCGCAGGCGGGTTACCGTGTGTCAATACTTCACCTTTATGCTTGCCTTCCTGTATGATTTCACCTTCGTTACCGGGATTGCCCTTGTATCGCCAAGTATCGAACTTACCAAGGGTATGTCCGAACCTGCCACGACCGACCAGACCTTCGCCTGTGTATTCAATCGGGTATTGCTCGGCATAGTGGACGCCCGTTCCAAACTCGATAAATGCAACCGCCTGTCCCATCGCCTCGATTACAAGGTGCTCGGCGTCTATCCATCGGGGTGCTACAACGAATACGTCATTGTCTCCGGCATATACCGCCGTGGCGAATTTCGCCTGCGCAACGGGGAAGCCAGCCTCGGCAATACGTTCAACGACCCTTTTTGCCTTCGCCGTAAGGTCTTTCTTGTATTGCTGTATTTCTTTGATGGCTTCGTCTATGCCGGATACTTTGATGCTAATTAGATCCATTGCTTTCCTCGGTGGGTTTCGGTGCCGGTTCCCCGGTTACCTTGACCTTGCTTATCGCATATGAAATGGAATTAAGCGATTTTGCCACCTTCTTTACAACGTAGTCGTAAATCGGTGAATTGTTCTTATCTCGTGTCGGAGTGATATCAACGGCTAAAACCGTGTACTCATCAATCGGGCAAGCCATATCATCCGTAACAATAACTTTGTCGTATTCTTCGGAAGCACCGAAGAGTTCCGCAACACTTTCGCCTTTGGCAGCGGATATGTTCGCTTTAAACGTCACCCAATCGCCGTATGTAATCGTTGTTTCGCCCGTGTAATAGCCGTAATCGTCTGTTGCAGGGGCTTTCGATACATACAGCGCATAGGCCATCGTCTGTTTATTACGTTCCAGAGTTCTCATCCTGCACCTCCTCGCCGGGTACTTTACCCAAAGGAATTATGCGTTTAAGCATGGAACTCGGAACGCTTGCACTTTCATATCCACGGTTGATTCCGTTCTCGTTATGGCTTGTCTGTCCTTCCGCACCGCGCTTGTTGTAGAGGTAGCACGCAATTTCGATTGTTACTAACTCATACTTTGCGGGTACGGTGACGATTACGCCTGCGTCAAACGGATAGGCTTTCTGTATTACGATACTTTTTGCTAAATCAAGATAGACAGACAACACTTCCGTATCGGTTGTGCCCGTCATAATCTTCAATTTCGCAAGCATTTCCTCGTTGGTCATGTTGTCTGTCTCCCATCATTTCTTTTTGGTTGTCTTTGCTTCTTCCTTCTTCTCGGATTCGGCTTTAACGGGCTTATTCGGCTTCTTTACGGAACCGTTATTCGTTACGATAATCGACATATTATGCCTCCGTTTCTAAAGTAAGTCCTGTCAGGTCGAAGAACTGAACTCTCTGTCCGTCTGCACCCTTCTGAACCACTTTAAGCTTCTGATTCTTATCAGTTATCTTGAATACGCCGTCACAGTCGGAATCAAGTGTCTGCATACCTGCGCCCATGGTCGGTACAAGTCCTACCTGAACATCGTCGTATGTCAAACCGCTTGAGAAGTTGGAGAATGCAAGTGCTATAAAGTTGCCTGCGCCCCAAACGTCAACAAGTGAACCGCTTGTGAGGTACTTAAGAGTACCTGTGATAGCACCATCGGCAACGGCTACCGAACTCTGCATATCGCTTGTGTTCGTGCCCCAATAGCTGACCTTACTGCTGCCTGCTACAGTAAGGTCTGTCATTCCCCCGAGTTCACAGAAACAACTGCGATTCCATCGATGTATTCAGCCCACAGTACCATACCGCAGATAGCGTATACATCGCCTACGGCTGTTCTGTAAGAACCTTCTGCATGAACACCAACGAGGTTTGTGTCACCTGCAACGGTGTAGTTAAGTCCAAGCTGACCGATTTCGCCGTCTGCGGGGTCTACATAGTAAAGAACCATGTTCTCTGCAGGAAGGGAAATAACAGTACCGCTTTCAATCTTGTCGGAAAGGATTACGGTTGCGCCCATGAAGGATTCAATGTAATCAACACCGAAAGAACTCTGAACGGTAAGGTTTGCGGCACCAAGGTACTCGTAAGCGTCAAGTGTGTTAACGAATGTAACAACCTTGCCTACTGCCTTGTTCATGCTCTGGAACTTGTTCTTTACAAGACCGATAGACTTTGCGATTGCCATCTGGAAAGATGTAGCGGTATCGGTAAGTTGTCCTGTTGCAAGGAATGTATAGAACGCACTCAGGATGTCGTTCTGGATTGCGTTAAGAAGTGCCTCATCGGTCTTCTGAACTGCTACTGCTGCGCCGTACTTGTTAACTGCCTCAAGTGTTACACCCTTAAGGTACTTCTGGATTGTGATGTCTGCCTTTGCAGCCTCAACAACGGAAGCAGTAGAATAGGGGATGGTCTGACCTTCACCTACGGAATCTTCGAGTGTAATGCTTGCGCTGTAAGATACGAGCTGTGTTCCGAGCTGTTTCTTGATGGGTCTGGAAATACCCAATACTGCACGGAGTGTTTCCCAGTTTGCGCCAAAACGTGATACGAAATCGATTTCACGTACGTTAGCGTCAATGTTTGCGATTTTAGTTACGCCTGCCATAGTGTTTTGTCTCCTTTTTGGTTTTTATTTAACGAAAGAGACCTATGTTTTCTCTGATTAAACGCTGTCTCTCTTCGTCATCTTTGATTTTCATAATGTCCGCTTTTGAAAGCGTGTTACCACTTCCGGCCGGGGGTGTCTTTGTGCCACCGAGCATACTTGCCTTAATCTGCTTGTCGTGGGCTTCGATAAACTTTGCGTCAAGCTCGAACACCTTGTTCATGTCGCCGTCTGCAAGTGCTTTTGCCGCTTCATTTGCGAGTGCCTCGTCATACCCTTTAGCCAGGTATTTTGACCGATACTCCGATATGAGTACGTTCTTTTCCAACTCGGCGTTTCTTTCTTTAAGTTCGGCAAGTTCCTGTTCTGCGATCGCTTTGTTCCTTGCGTCCTCGTCCATGCGGTCAAGTGCTTCTTTTTTCAGCTTTGCAAGTTCCGAAGCGGTCTTGTCGAAGGTTTCCTTCTTGATGTAGCCCGTGTAATCGGGTTCGGGTGCGGTAAAGTCGTACGCTTCAAGTGCAGATACCTTCTGCTCGGGGGTCATTTCCGAATAACCCTCAATGGTGGTGGTGTCCAATGTCATAAATTTTCTCCTTTGCGTTTTACTGACTTCTCTGTCTTCTTTTGTGTTTGGTAACTTCTCTGTTCTTTGCGTTTTAACGACTTCTCTGTCGAAAGACAGAGCACGGAATCGAACCGTGCATTACTTGACCACAACCGCCTGTTTCTCAAGGAGTGTCAAATATGATGAGTTTGCTTTTATGGGCATTAAAAATGGCTATGTGTATTATATTTTCTCCAACCAGCAACGGCAGTTTATGTGCGGTTTGGGTGGTACACTCTTTATGGGATATATTCTGTTATTCCGTGAATAGCATATCGAACATACCCTTGAATCCGTTTCGGATTTCCACCGCACCTGTTCGACCGCCTCGTCTTTAAAGGCTTCAAGCCTTGCCTCGTCCGTTATCTCATCCGCCCATTGTTTGGTCTGGCGGTAAAGAATACGGATTATGCGGTCTACTTCCTTGTTGGAAGGTGTCGCTACAAGTGCCTCGAATGCTCGGGAACGCTTGCGGTCGTATTCGCTTACGAACATATACTGTGTTATCGGGTCAAACCGCTTTAGAAACTTATCAACCCACAGATAATTGATATAATCGTCTTCTCCGCCTTCCTCTTCGTAGTAGTGACGGGCTATATCCCGATAGCACTTGCGTGTCTCTTTGTAGCATTTCTCGAAGGTATCGTTAACGGATTTCTGCAAGCGGTTGATTTCATCAAACTGCAATACCGTTTTTAACTTCCCAAACTGCCGTATATAGAACTTTTGCAAGTGCTTAAGGGTTTTATCGGTGTACTCATACATCGGTTAAAATCACCTCTTCTGTGGCGTCAGGTGCTTCCGTTTCGTTGTCGGCATCGAGTGTGTCCATCATTTTTGCTTCCTGTTCTTCGTGGAAGCTCTTTCCGGCTGCGTATGCCGCCTCGGGATCGGATGTGATGTTACTAAACTCGTAAGCCTGTCTCGGATGTACCCAATCATTTGAAAGAAGCATTGTAAGAACCTGCGCCTTTTCAAGCGTGTTCTCGTATTCTCCCTCGTCAAAGTGAATGTCAAGGTCAGCCGTTGTCAAAGGCTCTCTTGCGCCGATAACGGCGTCCTGATATATGTTAAAGGCCTTAAGCGCCATATTAAGCATTCGGCGTTCCGAAGCCTCGAAATACTGTTTTGTTTCCTTAACCGCTGTTGCCGCCGCACTCCATCCGTCACGCAGTACAACCGCACCTTTGTTGTCCGATGTGGAAGAACCGCCGTTTCTGTTCGGCATTCCACAGATGGTAAGCACCGCCTGATACATGTCGTCAACAAGTGTCTGCGTCTGCGATTGGTTAAGTTCCTGCGAAAGATACTCGATGTCGCTCTCCGAAGGAATACAGATAGCGCCGACATCCTGAAGTTTCTTTATCTGGTCTTCGGGTACGTCAAGGTTTTTGAATACCATGAGTGCCTGAATGAACTGTTCCACACCGTCAAGGCGGTTGCTCTGTGCCGTGTTGATGGCGTCAAGCAGTTCCATAACCACTTCAAAGCACCCTAAACGTGCGTAATTTGCGGGATATTCAACGATTGGTATGTCACCTAACATATGTACCGATTCGTCCACAATAACGCTGTTTATGACCGTATAAACACGGTCTTTGGTGTATAGTGTCCAGACAGTTTCGTTATCTGCGTTTTTCGTACAATATCCGGCAAGTAAAGGCTCTTTTTCGACCGTATCGGAGTACGCAACAAAGGTTCTTCTCGGGTCAAGCGAATATACGTGAAACGGTATGCCTTCTTCGACGGGTGCGTCCTTAACCATTCGGTACGATGTGCCCGTAATGTGCATCCAGTCCACCAGTTCACGGTCTTTGCCACCCTTGTTATCAACGTGCATGAAGGTGTTTAAGGCGTTTACTTCGTCCATCTTGTCTTCGCCACGGTTGGTATACAGTATGTCCTTATACAGAAACCGCCCTGTTTTGAAGGTCACAATCTCATATGCACGGTTTACAACGATTGTATTCATTATTTCAGGGCGCACTTCCTTTGTACGGTACAAAATCGGCTGGTCGCCCTTGTAGTAATTATATAAATACTCGCTCTGGGTCTGGTTGGTCTGAAAGATTCCGTTTGCCTTGTTAAGGATTTCAATCAGATTATCCCGTGTAACATCGCTATACGGTAAAAGTATAGGGGTGCGACCGAAGCTGTACTGTGGATTTACGTTTGCCATGATGATTCCTTTGTCTTTGAGAGGAGGAGGGCGGCAACGGTGTGTCACCGCCCTTAACCCAGGAGTTATGCTTTTATGAAATGATTGCGCGTATCTATAGTATAGCATGGCTATACTTGATACAACATATAGCACAAAATGACGATTTTTTCAAGACTTTTCGTAACATTTGTTACACTTAAAGCGAAAATTGTTTTTATTTTGTGGATATTTGCTAAAACGGACGGTTGAAAATTGTGAATTTTACACTGCGTGACAGCAACATGTCTACTGCCTGTGCTAAAGAGTCGGGTGCGTCATCGTGCTGTTTCTTTCTCTGCGAATCCGAAAGGTTGATTTTATAAGAAAATACGTTCTCCATGAACTTGACATACTCTTTCGGGCGCTTTCCGATGTCCAAAAAGATAAAACGTTCACGGATTTCGGGTGCTTTCTCGAAAATTCGGGTCTGTTTGGTCGTCTGCGCCGATGAGTTTTTGGAAAATACAGTCGATTTATGCCCGATTTTCGACAATTCGTCATTGATTCCCGTCTTATAACTCTCCGTGGCACGGTTTACCTCGACCTGTATGGACCCGACATTCCATTTTTGGGCGGTTTTTGCAATCAACGGTTGCGTGATTCGCTTATCGCCGTCATCATACACCACCGCAGGTACGTATACATCGTCTCCGTACTGAACACAGACAGGTGCCGCAACGAAGTCTCCGCCGCCATACGCAGGGTCAACCGCCATAAATACACGGTCGGGTGTTCCGTCAGGTAGCACGCCGTTGTAATAACGGAAATCGGCAGGGGTAAACAGCGTTCCTTCACGTTCTATCGGCTGACCCATGTACTGCGCCTGCCATGAAGCAAGGTCGTTGTTTCGCTCAAAATTCTCCCGAAGCTGGCGGTATGCCGCCGTTGTAAAGCCTTTTTTGTACGGATAATCGAAATTGCTTATGTCGTACTCATTAAGAGCGGGCACGTTAACCACTCTGTACCGCCTTTTGGCATTTTCCGTACCGTTTTCCAAAAGGTCAAGGCGCATTCCCTCGGGGTCTATTATCGACCATCGTGTTCCGATCCAGATAAACTTCGTTGTCGCCTTGCCACGGGATATGTAATCGTTTGATACCTTGCCCCATAGCTTTATCATGCGGTCTTTTGACAGCGCTTCTTCGTAGCCGGAAACAAAGTCGTCACCGATAGCAAAACCGCCGTCAACATCCACCGCACCGTTTAACGTTCCGTTTATCGCACGGCATGATAAAGTCGGGTAATGCCGTTTTTTGCCCAGATCTATCGTCTCATCCGCCGCATTAGTACGGATTTTTATTCTCTGTGGGAACACGTCTTTAAACAGATATGTCTCCTCATCCGTCAGAATTTCGCAAACGGCATTGTAAAATGACCTCGTGATAGTGTCGGAGTATGACGAATACAGATTCGGTGTCTGCGGGTTTCTGCCCATAAGCCACGTCATGGTAAAGGCAACAAGTGAGGTCTTGCCCGTTCTCGGCGGCTGTGCAATGAATAATTCGTCCAGTCTGTCATCCGCAAGGTCTTGCAGGGCGTCAACAATCGGCTTTAAGGTCTTTCGCCGTGTCTGATAGAATCGTTCTTCAAGCGGTCTGTCTATTTCGATGTACAGAAGGTATGCGTCAAGGAAGTTCGGTGCGTCAAAAAGAAGCGACTTGCGGTACAAATCGTAGAATTTGCCTGCCTCAAATGTTGCCGTACGCATGGCAAGCCCGACTTCTTTACGCAGTTCCACATTAAGTTCGTGCGCCAGGTCGAAATCTTCGTTCATACAGTTTAGTACGAGCTGAAACAGGTCGTTGTATGTCTGAAAATCCGGCGATTCACGGTTATAACGGATTATATTCAGTATTTTAGTTCCTGTCGTCTTGTAATCCATCGATTACCTCTCCTTCCGGCGATACAAGTACGCCCTTTTTCTTCGGGTCACGCACTCCCGGCGGCAAAGCGGCCATGTCGGGTATCGCATTCTCGTCAATTTCCTTAAGTTCGCTTTCGTCAACATCGATAACAACCGATTCGGCATAACGTGCGGCAATCGCTTCGGGGTCCTTGCGGTCGCCAAGCAATTTGTTGTAATTGTGAGTGATAATGACCTCTTTCGGCTGTTCCTGGTAGCCGTAGATGGATTTCATCAGGAATATAGTCGAAATGTAGTTTGCGGACCCGTCAAGGGATGCCTGAATGGTTACGTTTTCACATAACTTGAAGTATTCCTTAAGCATGTAGACTACTTCGGGGTGCGCAGGCACACGTTCAAGGCGTACTTCGGCTTCCTTGTCACGGTGTTCTCCAAGAGCCGATGCCATAAGGTTCTGTGTCGGTATAATTCCGTTTTCTTCGCACAGATTAAGCAGCTTTTCAATTAAATTCCGTATGTAATCCGGGTCAAACCGCCAGTTCTCGTTCTTCGGCAGGTCGCTAACAGCTTTCGCAAAGCGTACCGACTGCCCGATTACGCCCTTTTTTGCCGACATTTCTTCTTTTATTCTGTTTTGTGCCATTTTCCGTCCTCCTTTAGGTCTTCATAATATACGCACATCTTGTTTTCGTCTTCGCACTCATTGCCATAATCGCAGGTGGTAAGGTGTTTGCAGTTTAAGCATTGCGTAAGACGCAGCATGTCAAGTAAGGTGTATTCTCTGTTCATATTCTCTCCAAGCAAATAAAAAAAGGGCAGAATCAGTCTCTTTTCAGACTGATTCAAACCCCCTTCCGCCGATATCCGGCATTTATTATTTGATTTTATACGTCAACAACTCCCAGTTCTTCAAGCGTCTGGCGTGAAACAAGCCGTTTTTTCCACTTTGTGGGGATATCGTCAAGCGTTAAGATGGGCGGCACCTTGATTATTCCGCCGTTAAAGTGCCATTCGCCCAGATATAACTCCGTGTTGTACTTGATGTCGTCCACTTGATAGTTATTAAACAACTTTCCGTCTCGTCGTCTGAAGCCGTTGTCGTTTAGTTCCTCGACAATCTGGTTCGTGGTCATTCCGTCTCGCTTGCACTTAAAGATTATCCGCACAACCGTCGCTTCTTCAGGTATCGTATACAATACGCCCTTTTCGGTGCGGTAGCCGTACGGTACGGTGCACCCCGTGAATAATCCCTGGTCAAGCTTCGCCTTCTTGCCCATCTTCATTCTCTGGCTTATCGTCTCACGGTCTAACTGGTTAAAAGCGGCAAGTATGCCAATCATAGCCCTTCCCCACGGTGTCGTGGTATCAAGCGTCTCTTTTAAGGACACTAAACCGATGTCATTCGGTTCGATGTACTTCTCAATTATCTCCATTGTACCGCCCTGTGACCTCGAAAGTCGGTCAAGCTTGTAAACGACGATGATATCAAACGCCCTTTCCTTCAGGTCGGCAAGCATTTCTTTTAGTCCCGGTCTGTCAAGTGTCTTCCCCGTGAAGGTGTCCGTATACGTTTTCGTATACTCCCATTCCTTCATGGATATCATGTCCTTACACAGCCGTTCCTGCTCTCCTAGTGAGTACCCTTCTTTCTCCTGTTTGTCCGTAGATACTCTGGTATAGATACAAGCCTTCATTCAATCACCCCTTTAAAATCTTGTTATACGCTTCACTTCTTGTTTTTCGGGCTTTTTAAGGTATGCCCGAAGTGCTTCTTTGATTAGTGCCTGGCGATTCTGCGTTTTCTCCATGATTTCAACCAGATCGGCGTCATTCTCACGGCTTAAGTTCACGGATATCACCATGCGGGCATTTTTCATATACTTCGCACTTGCTTTCTTCTGGGCATCTGTTGACATATACATCACCTCCTACGGCTTTATATTACTATATTTTGGCTATAATGTCAATATATCTATATAACTTTTTATTTTCGCTAAAGTTTAGCCTTGTTTTATGCCGTTTTCGATGGTACAATAGGACTGTAGATACAAGGTTTTATATTACTTTATTCCCCTGCATACCCCGAGTATTACCCCCACTCGGGGTTTTGCTTGACTTAATACTTTAGCAATGCTATACTTGTTTCAGGAATCATTATAGTATTCATAAAAACATACCCCTTGTAAAACGCCTCGCCTTCGGACGGGGTGTTTTATTTATGCCCGGATATAATCCCCTTATTATATTATATAATATATATAATAGACTTTTATATATTTAAGTCTATAATCTTTATATACTCCAAATTCTATATTTACGTTCTATCTTATAGAACCTGATTCTATATTTAAGTCTTATATCTAAAAATATTATCACTCTCCAAATTTCTCGGTATTATCCCGAGATTAAAGTCTATTAGTAAAATTATACTATTTCTTTAATCTTTTCTTTTGCTTACTTTTCTTTTCTTTTTCTTTGCTCTCGGAGGCAAAATCCCTTTTTGCAAAAAGTCGGTGGCGGGGTGGAGAGAAAAGGCTTTTTCGAAAAAATGTGGGTGTGGGGTCAGATTAAAGCGCTTTTTGGAAAAAATGTAGTTATGGGGGTTACCCAGCCCGCTGTCGAACCTGGAACACCCCCCCCACCCCGGGAAGGTCTCAAAATCCCTTTTTACCCCAAGATATGGTATATTTTGCAATCCACACACTATATTTTGTGGTTTTAATCTTATTTTTTTAGGCGCTTGTTAAAACAGTTTCCCGAAGTACCAAAAATGGGACTTGAAATTTTGGGCGGTAGGCAATGCCGGACGGGTAACCCCTTTCCCAATCATCCCCAGCATTGACAGTTAATAAACCGTCACCCCTCCGAGCCTGTGCCGGATCTCCCACCGCCGGAGATGCTGCGCCGACGGTGTCACCCGTTGCCCGTGATCATGTCGGGGGGGGCTGTGGTTGTCGCTCGTTTAAACCAGTAAGGCCCAGAGCCTGGGCGCACTCTCAAACTGGAGTATATATACCAATCTATATTTAACCAAGTATACCCCGTTAAACCGTGCGCGGTGTCCGTCTGTTACCGTGTCCGCCGTGGTTGTCTCTCCGCCGCTCTTGGCGTGGCTGTGTGGCTGTGCAGGCTCTCCGCCGTGGGTCCTGGCCTGCGTGGATCCTGGGGCGCTGTGTGCTCTGTGTCAGCGTTTAACCGTGCCGGATCAGGAAACCCCGGAAGCGTGGCAGCGTGCCGGATTAGGACGGCGGGCGGTGTCTTCCTGCTATAGTGTAACCTTGCTAAAATATTTTAAAAAAACTTGAAAAAACTATTGACTTATAGATATATCTATAGTATAATACAATCAAGAGCAAGGGAACAGCCCCGAAGCTCGCACCATATCAATTATATTTTATAGCCCGATCAGGGCGGAAAGGCGGACATTATGACAGCATACAATTACAGAACAAACCTTTACAGCGACATCAAGCAGGCACTTGACGACCGTAACACCTGGGACGACCTGACCCAGTATAACGACTTTGACGACCTCCGCGAGGAGTTATACAACGACCTCTGGACTGATGACAGCGTGACCGGCAACGGCTCCGGCTCTTACACTTTCAACCGTGCGGAAGCACTCGAGAACATCGAAGCCGGTAACTTGGCACTTGCAGTTGAAGCTTGCCGCGAGTTCTGCGCCGACTTCGGAACGTACGCAGAAAACGAAGACTGGGAAGCGCTGGACGTAACAATCAGATGTTACCTTCTCGGCGAAGTGCTTGACGAAGTTCTTGAAGACATGGGCGGCGAAGTGGCATTCATCGAAGCCCAGGAGAAAGCCGAAGACCTCGACCGCGAGGAGATCCGTGAGACCGCAAAAGCGTTAACAGCCGAAGACACCGCACAGGCTTAACAGGCGCCGCCCCTCTTGGAGTTATAGCCCGGTTCGATTCCGGGCGGGGGCTTTCAGCCGGACAAGCTGCCGCTGCCGTTGAAGCAATGAGCACCGACCAGCCACGGCGACTAAAACGGGCTTTACTTTCTGCCCGCAAAAGTTTAAAATCATATCAATTATTTTACAGGCGTTAAACGCCGGAAAGGGGCTATTATGAAATTCTATGAAATCGAAAGAAACGAGCACACAAGGCATTATGCACCCGGCAAGCTGCCAACCTTCATCAACTGGGATCTTGTCAAAGATATAGCGTTTCAGGATTGTTACCAGGAGAGCGAGGGCGTATACACCGACGAAACCGAAGCCCGCGCGGCCTTCTGCACATTCAAGAACAAAATAGACAAGCGCGACGGCTACCCGAACGGCTACGACCTCACCGCGACCGTGTACGTTCTGAATGCATACGAAGTCGAAGACCTGGACGAGTTCAACGACGGCAACGGGGAAAACATCGGCGGCGACTTCTGCACCGAATTTGACAACTTGACCGACATACCCGACATGGTTATATATTACCGCTGGACGAAGGCGGAAGACCTTTCCGCCCCCGACAACGGTTATAATTGTGAAACCGAATCAATCGCGGTGCACCGTGATTACACTTTCAGCGACTGGCTGAACGACCAGGGCGCACAGTTCGAACAGGTGGACAACACATACTACATCACCGAAGACGGCGAGAGAACCGGCGAGGCGTTTCTTATCGTCGAAGAATAACAGCGGTAACGGTTTAGGTGGGTTCGATTCCCGCCGCCGCTTTCGGGGCTTCTGCCCGCAATATCAATTATATTTAAGGGGGTACAAAATGAAATACACCACACCCGGCGGGCGGGTTTTCTGCCTGTATGACCAAATTTTAAATAACAACCATACACTAATTGCGGGGGCTTCCGGCTCGGGCAAGTCGGTTTTTGTTAACGGTCTTATCTGCACCATTTTGCACCGCTTGCCGATTGACCAGCCGAACGGCGCACAGATGATTTTAATTGACCCAAAGCGGGTAGAGCTGTCACAGTATGCACGGTTACCGCATACCATCACACACGCAACCGAACCCGCCGACATGATCGCCGCACTCAATCAGGCGGTAACGATCACCGAAAGCCGCTACAAGGACATGCAGAGGACCGGCGCCAGGCTTTACAACGGCGGTGATATCTACGTTATTATCGAAGAGCTTGCCGACCTTATGACCACGAACCGCAAGCAGGTACAGCCCCTTCTGCAGCGCCTGTGCCAGATTGCAAGAGCCGCAAGGGTTCATGTTATCTGCGTTACACAGTGCCCGCTTGTTAAGGTCATACCGACCGAGATAAAAGTAAACTTCGATTCGATTGTTGCCCTGCGCACACGTTCTGCGCAGGATTCAAGAAACATTATCGGCGCAAAGGGTGCCGAGCTTCTGCCCAAATATGGCGAGTGCCTGTTCTCGTCGCCGGACTTCTGCGGCATCCGTCACCACGTTGTGCCCTACGTTACAGACGCGGAACAGGCTCAAATCTGCGCTCATTGGCTCGGACAGGCAGAAGTACCCAAACCGAAGAAAAAGCGCTTTCTGGGCTTTCTGATTGCTTAAAAAGGGGGTGTAGATATATGAACGTAACGAACAAAGACTTTGAAGCCATTAAAACCGCCTGGGAGCTTCTGTACGAGAACTGGAACTCATTCAACGAAGTCGAGCAGGATATAATTGTTGCCGCAGGGCGTGCGATCGTCGAGAACGAGAAGAAACGCAAAGCGAACAACGCCCGAACCGCTGCCTATATTGCCGAGAAGCGCAAGACAGATAAGACATACGCCCGAGGCTTGACACATCAGCCGCAGAAATGATATACTTTCTGCGTTCCCCTTGGGAATATAATTGATATGGGAAGAACCCCCGAACGGAATCATCCGCCGGGGGTTTCTTCTGTAAATGAGGGGGAGTATATGAAAAACTTACACGTCAACTCGTGAGTTCCATCTGTTCACCGCTTCGCTTTCTGCGTCATTTTTCTACCTCCCACATTCGGTACATCTTGCCGCAGTATACACACCGCATTTCGGTTACTTCCGCATTCGGGTACACCTTCTCGCCTTCTGCGTGTTCGTAACTTTCTGCCGTTCTGAAGCTCTTATCGGTTGCGATCACGACCGCCTTATACTTTCTGACCTCTTCTGCGTACAGATGCGGTGCCCATACTCCGTAGCATATCAGGTCGGCAAATGCTGTTATATAACATTTAATCATTTCTGCACCTGTTCTGAACTTTCTGTAACCATAAAATCATTTAAAAACTCCGCATAACACTCGTCGCAGATATCGTCTTCTATTTGACCATCATACAGATGATTGCAATACGCCACCAAAAATCTTACGCCCTCTTTGGGGTCTTCCATTAACTTTCCGCAACGGTCACACCGTCTTATCTTCATTTCTGCCCTCCTTTATTAACCTAACCGTTATGTTTCCGCCAACCCACTCTTGCCGTTCGCTAAAACCATCCCAGTAAGAGAAGCGGAAACACCCGTCCATTTCTTCAATCTTGAATACGTTGTGCAGGACTTCCGGGGTTTTGTGCGGGCGACTAATTATTACTGTCAACCCCAATCCTCCCTCTCATGTCCGCTTAAATCTTCGCCCCAGAACTCTTCACCGCTATACGCACGGCGTGCCTCGTCCTGCGTTTTGGGTGTCTTGCGCTCTTTCGCCTTCGGCTTTCTGGCTTCTGCCATGACCTGGCGAACAAACTCGGTTATTAGTTCGTCACTTTCTTCCAATGGCTGCCCAAGCTCACTTTCATAGCAGATTGACAATGGGCAATCCTCGCAACCTTTCGGCTCGTTGCATATGTCCCGCCACGCCTTCATAAATTCAATTGCTCCCGTTACTTCTTTTCCTCGCTTTCCTGTGGCTCAAACATCTTTGCTCCACAATTAGGGCAATAACTGTAATATCCAAAATCCTCAACAACTATGGTTGTAAAAGTACATCTATCGCATTGGCACTTGATACCCCATGTCTTAACACCCTCAATATCATAAGCATCTACTTTTGTTTTTCTGCTCCAATGCCCTAACCCTGGAAGCGGTGCGCCGTTTATGATTGCTTCGGCGATTTTCCCGTTTATTTCGTTCGGAATGTAATAACCATTTGTTATCCATTCTCTGTCATAATCTTTTATATCAATTACTATCTGCATTCGATTCCTCACTTTCTGCTCTGTACGGCTCTGTTAGTAAATCCATTGTGTCAAACTTTTTGATTGCATAAATCGTTGTTGGACTTTCGATATAAGGAGAACATATAATATTTGCTCCCTCTGGTAATACTTCCATTAGCCTGTACTTGCACTCTTTTGAACCAACAATAAAATCATATTTAGTAATGATTTCTGCAAGCGTCTGCTCTGTGCGCTCATTCTGCAAACGAATAAACTTATCTATTTCTTCAAGAATATTGTCGGTACTATAACTGAAAGTATGCTTCATTCTTCTTCCTCGCTTTCTGCTTCTATGATTGTATCTGCCAAATCAAGTGCATCATAAAAGTCATAATCTAAATCGTGGTAAGAATCCCACAACTTATCAGCGTCAATCAATCTCCCATGACCTTTTGGAAGTGGTGCGCCGTGTAATATAACGGTTTCAAGTGTTCTCTTATCTGTTTTTCCGTTCTGTATCTTTGTATACATAATATCGGGTATATCAATCACTATCTGCATTCCTTGTCCTCACTTTCTGCTCTTCCCGCTCTTTCTTGCGCTCGGCATATTCCTTCTCACGCCTCTCGGTCTCTTTGAACAACCAGTCTTCCAGATTGTTCAGAAAAACCCAGTCAATATAACCGTAGACATGGATTCTGTCTTCGCCTTTCTTTGTGGTAATGACGATTGCCCTACCCTTGCAATCATATCCACTCGGGATGCCGAAGAAATACTTCTGCTCGGGGTTTTTCTCTTTAAAAACCGCCTTTATCTTCTGTGTTGTCGGATTAAAAAAACGGTTTCTGAACACTCTGTCGGCTTCTTCTCTTGCGTACTGCCCCAAATACTTGAAGTTATAATCGCCTTCAAACTCAAATTTTGTTATATGATTGTCAAGTGCCTCGTTGATGTCTCGGCGAATCATGGCTCGGTAACTTTCACGCTTCTGCTGCAAGGTCTCGGGGATTTCATCAACACTTTTTATTGCCATCTTTTTCCTTCCTTTCTCTTCTTTCGTCCGGCGTTCCATATGGGAACATGCAATATATATGCTCATATCCGCTTGCGTACTTAATCACCTGTATCGGTTCGTCATACTGGCTTCTGCTATGCGAATACTCAATCACTTTATGCTCACCGTCTGCCGGTTCTCCGAAATCTTCATATAACCTCATTATTTCCTTTGCTGTGATTGCGCAAGCTTCATCAGGCGAATGCGCCACGCCGTGAACAAATATGTCCTCGAAATCGTACTTTTCATCAAACATCACTCCGACAATTACCGCCAAATAATCACTCATTTTTAACCTCCCTGTCTCCGCACCATATAATGTCAATCGGCTGTCTTCCAATTCTGCGCCAATGCTCGTTCCCCTTCTCGTCATGCGTCAAGAACATGCCCTTGTAGAACTTGATTGCTTCGTCCTTTTCCTTGTCGGAAAGATAGGTCATGTTGTGCCAGCCGAAACCCTGGTACTCGAACCACGGATAATTGACGGGATCATTTGCACGGCGTTTCTTGTCGGCTTCGTACTCTGCCGCAAACTTGCGGTACTCTTCGCTATTTCTGTCCATCGCCCCTCCTAAAATCCATAACTGTTCATCTTCCCCCAGTCTCCGTCACACGGTCTCCACAGATGGAGTGCTTCAACCATGTTAACGTACTGGCTTTTCTTCGGGTGTATCTGCACCACCTGTTCTTCGTCCTGCCAGAATATGTCTTTAACAACGCACATTTCATTCCATGTCGGAAGTCGCCTTGCCATCAACTGCACGGAAACGTGTTCGAAACCACCTTCGTCCATCCCGCAAACGAAATGCGCCGTTAAGCCAACCCCGAATTTTATAATCCCGGTTATCACGTCAGTCTTAATCAAGGCATTCAGATATGCTGATTTATCCTCAATAATCGTGACCTTCGGGTTATTCGCTATCTCTTCGTATGTTTTCATTTTTCCCCTTTCTTTGTGACTTATATCCGACAATCACTATCGCCGCGAGCATCCCGATCGCGCCGACCAAAAGTCCGATTATCACGCTTAATGTAATTACTAAAACCATCATTTTTCCTCCGCTTTATTTTCATTTCCTGCACAAGCGCATATAATGCCATTAACTGCAAGCAATCCTCGCACGCTTCTTCGCCGCTTCTCCGTCTCATTTGTCCGCATAACGGGCACTTTAACTTTCTAACTCTGTGATTTTTACCCATGCTCTCGGGTTCTCTGAATAGAATTTTGCAGCGGTGACGGCGACAATCTGGCTATCATCGTCATACGCTATGCCGTTTAAGGCGTCAAAGATTGATTTCAGACAGTTATCAACATCAGGTTTCTTCGTGTGATAGACCGTTCCAATTTCCATCGCAAGGCGTTTCTTCTTGCTTACCGACTTCGGTATCGGGAAGAAAAGCTTTACTTCTGCCCCTAAAGCCCCTGTAAGCTTCATATCGGCGTTTTCATTCGCCCACGATACCTTTACAAGGTTCTCGTAATTAACCGTCATTTCGGGCGTGTAGGACGTCACATAAGACCCACGCCTTGAGAATCTCGGTCGCTGTTTTGCCTGGGGTGTACCAGGTATGGTAAATTCTGCTACCATGTTCAAATGTTCCTTTCGCTGTTTATACGCCCGATTTCGGCGTTTTTCGGTTTAGCCATATAAATTATCGTCTAAAGGGTGAAAAATCGAAATTTGGGTTATTTCTGCCGTTTATTCACTTACGTGTGACTACAAGCAGTCCGTTCTCCGTCGCAACTTCCTCGGCTCGGCGCTTTTCACGGAAGGCGTACTTGAAATATGCCTTGCCGTTTTCTATCTCAACCACCCAGTACGGATAAGGATTATAAATGGCGTACTCGGGTGCACCGATTACTTCCAATATCGCTTCGTTCATACCGCCCTCCATACACTTACGCTCTTGCCCGTAAACTGGCACTTCTTCTTCGCTATCGGTTCCACGATACCCTTACGCCCTAACTCCGTCAGCCTCGGAGACACGAAGTTTCTTTCGGCGGTCGGTGTATAATGCTTACGGCACATTTCAACCGCTATCTCCTTTGCTGTCATTTCCCGGTTGCTTAAGATTTCAAGTATCTGCGCATAACGCAAGTTCTTATCAACCGTTTCTTCCGCTTCGGCTCTTGCCGTGTGGGTTATGATCTCCCCAGGGAATCTTTCACGCATCCAAGGTCACCTCCCAATGCTTTATAATGCTTCTCAAGTTCTTTGATGTACCTGAGGTCTTCATTATGCTTTGATTTCAGTTTCTTGTTACTGTCCTGCAACTCCTCGTAGTTCCGAAGGATAACAGTTCTGTGTTTAAGCGCTGCTTCTACGACTTTCTTTGCGTTCGGGTATCTGTAACTACCCCACCAGAAATAATGATCTTCGCCGTCCGTATACGGCTTTACGTCTTCGATAAGCGGTATCAGCTTTTCAAAATCGGTCTTCTTTCTGCCTTCGTAGGTATCATCAAAGCACTCGATGTTTTCCGTGCGTGCATAGGCTCTGTGTACCAGGTCTTCGACTTCACGGACGATTTCAAGTTTCTCCATTTCCTCTTCCTTGTGGTACTTATCGGCTAATTTGAATAACTCATCATAGATGTGTCCTAACATTCTTCCTCTCCTTCCGCCGTTTCTCTGACGTATTCCCCGAACTTCTCAAGAAGCGGAAAGCCTTCCTCGGGTTCTTCGTAAAACGGCAACTGCTCAATTTCAAGATTCTCTTCCGGCGCAAACGGTAAAGCCTCGTGCTTCACGTTCTCAAGCCTTAAGTTCTCCGATAGCTGCATTTCCCTTGCGTGTATCTCCGCACGGTCGGTATAGATGTCTCGGAAGTTCGCACGGTCACTAACAATGTTCTCGCTCAAACACAATCTCCTGTAACCGACATGCCTTACTACTTCCCTTGTAAGTTCGTCAAGGCTTGCCATTGCATGTTCCTCGTTATACATGCCGTACTTTCTTATCGCTTCTCTTACATCGTTCCATGCACTCGCCCAGTCTTTAAGCTGACCGCCTTCGATTTCCACCGACATCTTGCGCAGGTCTGCGATCGTCGGCGACCAGTTATTAAGTGATACCCACCGCTTGACGGCGGTCTGCATGGTGTCGTAGTCGATGTCCTTTAAGTGCTCGTACCAAAGGCCTAACGCTTCTTTGGTCGGCAGTATCTTCTCTTTCGGGTAGTACGTCTTTATGGCGTTGACTATTACCCCGAACTCCTTAAGTGTCATTAGCCACTCCTTTCAGTTCCTCAAGGCTGTCTTCAACCTTCTTTCGGTCTGCCCCGCTTAAGCGATAGCGTTTAAGTTCGATAATGCTTAAGACCTCTTTCAGCTCTTCATAAGCAGCAAAGAAACGTCCGCTTTCAAGCATTACCTTTGCAACCTTAATTCGGGTTTCGATAGCACTTAAGGTGCTTAACTCATCATTCATGGTTTTCCTCTTCTGCCACCCATTCGGCGGTCATGTCGTAAAATTCGTTTAGTTCATCGGCAGGCGTCTTCTTCTTGTTCGGCTTGCCGTTCTTACGTTCAAACTTCTCCCAGGTTCTTACGCAGGCCTTCCAGTCTTTGATAGGCACATTGCCTTTGCGTTTCCATCCACTCGTTTCGTAGTAGTCGATAAACTCCTGTGGGTCTATTCCGTTATTCCGTTCAAGACAATACTCGTCAACTTCGTTTACCGTGGGTGGGATAAAGCGCCCTGCGCTTTTCTTTACCGCTTTAGCGGTTTCTTTTATATCTATCTCTTTACTCTTACTCTTATTCTTACTCTCGTTACATTTTGTAACGGTTGGGATTTCGTTGTTACATTTTGTAACGGTTGACGTTACATTTGCGTTACATTCTGTAACGGTTGCGGTGGTTTTTTGGCGCTTTCTGAACTCCCGTACACGCCTTGCTGCGTCTGTGCTTGAGGCACTTCCGATAAGTCCTTCAACACCGGGGATTTTTATCGTCTTTTCCTCGTCTATCACCACCATTTCAAGACTGGTTAGTGTTAACATTGCACGTTTAACGGTACTGACTTTCGTGTTCAAAACGACCGCTAACATCTCGTCCGTGTACGGTGTGTCACACGAGTACCGTAATGCTCCGTTATGGTCTAAACTTTCGCACATGAGTTTCAGGTAAAAGAGTAAGATTTCCTTACCGCCCGGCATGTTCTCCAGAATGCGTACGTCATGGCGTTTGAAGAAGTCTTTTCTCAACTTCAGCCAATAAAACTTCCCTTCAGGCATTTCTTCTCCTTTCTTGATTTATATAAAGCCCCTCACCAAAAGATGTTTGGGTTGTACGTGATAGACAGAACAAATGATAATTTGTTGATAAGTTACGTGGCGAGGGGCTTTATAATCATGCAAAAGGCAGGTCTTCGGGATTAACGTCCGTGTATTCCTCGTCCTTCGGGGCTTCTGACGTTGCCTTGTTTTCGCAGAACTCGTGCTGAACGGCAACGACTTCTACTGTGGATCGCTTCTGTCCGTCCTTCTCGTATGTGTTCTGACGAAGTTCGCCTTCAATCGCAATCTTGATACCCTTTTTCAGATACTTCTCAACGAACTCGGCGGGTTTTCCGAAAGCCACGCAGTTAAAGAAGTCTGCGTCCGGCTCACCGTCTCTCTTATATGACCTGTTTACAGCCAGCGAATACCTTGCGATACAGGTCTTCTTGTCACCGTTTGAGTATCTGATATCGGGGTCCTTTGTGAGGCGACCGATTAAAACAACCTTATTCATCCTTTTTCTCCTTCTCTTCGAGTTCTTTAGCCTTCGTTTCTGCCAACTTATCGGCAACAACCTGATAACGTTCGGGTTCGATAAACTTTAAAACCGTGATAACCAGTCCCTCGCCCTTTGTTGAAAGCTGCAAGTCGTCGCTGTAAGTCCTGTAATCAAGGGCTTCAAGACATGCCTTCATAAGTATCATGTACTTTGCCCTTGTGCTTAACATCTCTTCAAAATCCTGATTTGAAATTTCAACCATTTTGTAACTCCTTTCATAACCAGCTCTTCCCGAATATGTTTCGGAAATGCTCTCTACTGTGTTCTTCTTCAAACCTTGCCTGCGCCCACTTCTTGATTTCAAGGTCAAGATCGCGGTTGTGGTGGACACCCGTGTTTCCCGTATGGTGTTCCCTGCATAACCACACCTTCATGCCGTACTTCTCCGACTTCCGTCTGTTTGCGGTGCCAAAGAATACATGATGGACTTCAAGACCAATCGTTGTGGCACATACAAGGCAGTGCTCATCGTTTAGACATTTCTGCATACATTCGCTCCAATTCGTCCGGCGGTAATGTTTCAATGCCAAGTTCCTTACACTCGCTGACCAGACCGTCAATAAACGTGCTCATCTGCTTCGTGTCGTATTCGGAAGTTCCCAGAATAACAAGATAGGATTTCCACTTGCCATCCGTACTGCCCTTAAAAAACTTGAAATGACCGTCTATACGCCCCATATCGACTTCGGATTTAACCGTAAGTGTAATTGGCAGCCCTTCATCATCTGTGGCTAATGCGCCGTATCTGTTAAGCATAAGCTCATATACTTCTTCCTTGCTCGTTTCCATACATGAGGCAAGTTTTGTCATTAAAAGCCATGCGTAAGCGTTTGCATCAATGCTTCGCTTGTTTCTGTGTCTGCTTATCTTAACGTCCAGCGCATTATCGTCCAGAATTTGAAGCTCGGCGGCATTCCACGTATCAAGAGCGATTGTCAGAATTAAGCGGTTTGATTTAATGTCCTTCGCTATCTGGGTTATCTTCCCTGTACTTTCCATCGCACCACTCCTTAATAAAATGCAACGTTGCTTCTTCATTTATCGGGATGTTCACAAGTTTTCTTGTGTCTTCCCGTAAATGTATGCCTTTTAGAAACAACCACCATACCCCGTAACATTGACCGTATGCCATGCGGTAAAGGTTCAACTGGTAGGCAAGGTACTCTTTATCAAGAGTGGATGTGCGCTTAATGTCTGCACCACCGACCTGATCGTCAAGCACCATTACCATGTCAAGCCTTCCTGCGGCAATCGGTTCATCATCGTTAAACAGAATCACCGGCACTTCGTTATCAAGGACCCGAAATCCGTATTTCATTTGCAGGAACTTAAAGTTCCGTACTTCCGGCAGGTCACTTTCAACTCCGAACTTGCACCACGCTTCTATTGCGTCATGTACCGCCGTGCCCTTCCTTGCCGCTTCCTGCAAAACGCCCTGGCTAATCCCTGCATACTTCCTCGGGAACTTCGCCTTTAGCATCTGCGTTATCGAAGGAACGATAACTCCGTCAACAAGGTAGATATGTGATTCCTCGATGTATTCCAAAACGTGACCTTTAAGTGAAAGGCAGTAATCCGACATCTTCGGTCTCCTCATTAACCTTCTTCATGGTGGTTTTGATGTAGGCTTTTCTCGGCGACATCCTGACGTACTCATCGTAAAGGTCGGCATGGTCTTTTCTGAATGCCTTTGAATCGAACTTCTCCGTGTCGCTTTCGCCTATGTATGTAATTGTCAGTTTCGGGGTATCAATCTTTAAGATGTTCTTTGCGCCCATCTCTTCAACCAACTGCGCCTTCAAGACTTCCTGACGTGCCTTGCAGGTCGCCATGATGGTTTCAAGATTGGCAATCTCGTCTTCAAGCCTCTGTTCAAGGCTCGGTACACCGTCATTTATTACAATCAATTCTTCGCTCATGCTTTCCCCCTCTTCTTGATTACGTTCTCGATAACGTTTGAAGCCGTCTCCATGCTTAATTCCTGAATTGTTGTTACGTGATGGAACTCCAAGAACTTCGGCAGGTCTTTGCCATACGCCTTCGTGATAATCTCAATCTGCTGTGGCGTTATGGTATGTGGTAAGGCGTCAATCTTCGCACTTGCCTTCTTCGGTTCTTTATCCTCATGCGTGTTCGTTGCGTCAGAATCCTTTTCGTTATCGATACAAAACAGACCTGCAAGGGCGTACTTTCTTGCGTATGACGAACAAGCACCCGTGATCTGGGAGGTATCGCAACCCTTCTTGTTTTCTTCTTCCCTTGCCTGCGCCTTTGATTCCAGAATCTCACCGCTTTCAAGGTCGATAAGCTTTGCGGTGGCTTCGATGTAATTCCAGGAACCGACAACAACCGCTTCATTCGTTATGGTTAAAACAACCTTTTCATCGGAACAAATCGGCTTAACCGCCTTCAGGATGTCCTCACAGGAACGGTAACTGTAATTGCCGAAATTGTTCTTCTGTCCTTTGGGTACGAACAACTTTGCCTGTATTCGTCCCAACTTTTCATAGATACTCATAAGGTTTAATCCTCCTTCCACCTGTCAGCGCCGACCATGTGCATTAAGCACCAATCAAGAAGCATTACCAAAGCCCACACAACAAAGAACTCCAAAACTTCGTCCGTGTACGTGTCCATGAAAGAAGCTGCTATAATTCCGGCCATGATAAGCAGAATCACAACCACCCATGTAAGCGTGCCGATTACGGCACCTCTGCGGTCTTTCTTCTCGTCTTCTTTCCAATGCTCGGCTTTATGCCTCTCCATATAGGTCATTTTTTCTCCCTCGCTTTCAGGTATCGTTCAAATTCTTCGGGCTGGATCCGTACACACCGTCCGATGTGGTACACGCCCGGTACTCCGTTTGTCTGCATTTCCGCACAGATACGGCGAACAGACTTAACTGAAATGTCGTATTGCGCCGCTATAGTGCTCACCTTTACGTACATTTCATTCCTCCTTTACTAAATCCTCGCTACAGTCAATGGGCGTAAAAAAATAAGTAGGAATATCATTGATGTCCAATTCAAGCAGCTCTGTCCACTTGATTATCTCTTCTCGGGATATTCCGACTTTACCTGATAGTTTCTGCCCGATCGCTTGCGAAGAACCGCCCGTTGCTATTGCAAATTCGGTAAGTGAACCGTATTTTTCAACAATGCGTCCACGCAGTTTGGCTGACTTAAACTCCATTTAAAAACCTCCTTTCTCGAACATGGCTTTACTATATCATGGCTACACTTGATTGTCAATATATTTTTTTCAAAAATATTTTGGTTTATTTCGGTTTTATTGTTTTTTCTTTACATTCCGCACAAAATCTGCTATACTTTAGCCAGCGGGAAATATAGCGTTTGTACCGCTAAACCATTGAAAGGATGTGATAATATGAGAAGACCGAGAATTGCAAGAAGATTCAAATTTGCACTTGAAAAGAATAACATGCGCCCGATTGACCTTGCCAACAAATCGGGTATGAGTATTTCCTCTATTGCCCACTACGTAAACGGCAGATACTGTCCGAACAATCTCCGCGCGATAGAACTCGGAAAGATTCTGCATGTTGCTCCGTGGTGGCTAATGGATTTTGACGTCGAAGATGATATTAACAAGCTGGAAGGTATCGTTAAAGAATACCACTTAAGATACGGTCTTCCCGAAACACAGGAAGAACCCGAAGAAGAACCCAAGGGTTATTACGTCAACGATGAGACCATTAAAATGGCGCAGAGGATTAAGGACGACAAAAACCTCGCCGTACTCTTTGACGCCACAAAGGACGTAAGCCCCGAAATTCTACAGGAAACCCACAAGTATTTGCAGTTTTTGAAAGCCAGGGAGAAAAATGATACCTGATATTTATACCTACTATCTCGACCTTGATACTTCCGTTCCGGCATGTGTGGTTAAAAACGATGATGATTCCTTCACCATTATACTTAATTCCCGGATGTCGGCAGAACGGCAGCGTAAAAGTTACGAGCACGAAGTAAGGCATATCCTTGACGGCGACTTCGATTCCGATGAGGATGTTGATATCATAGAAGGGAGAAGACATAGGGGGTGATTGTATGACATATTCAAGAGTTACCCTTAAGGACGGCAAGGAAAAATACCGTCTCCTCTTTACGGACGAACTGACGGGGAAGCGCAAGGAACTGTCCGTTACAATGCCCTGTCACTCCGTAAGGAATGAGAAGAAAGCTCAAGACATTCTGAAAGACCGTTATAAGGCTCTGTACGCCCCAAATTCGGGCAATATGACATTAATCGAAGTATCTGCCGTATATATCAAGAAAATGGCTGATTCGTGGCGTGAGAGCACCAAAATACGAAATGAACGTAACATGGCGGTGATTTCAAGATACTTTCCGCCCGAAACGGTTCTTGCAAAGTTAGAACCGAGACATTTCCGAAACGCTCTGGAAGACATCACGTCTACCCCGACAGGCTATAACGAATATAACAGACGCTTAAAGGCCTTCCTGCGTTGGTGCGTTGCGAATGAATACCTTGAAACGGATATAACACCGAAATTACCCAACAAGCCTGCCGATCGTGACGACCGTGCAACCGCTAAGTATCTCGAAAGCGAAGATATTCTTCGACTTCTCAAAGCTATGGAACACCACACGCTGTGGTATAATCTGACACGTTTCATGCTGTTGTCGGGTTTGCGGTGCGGTGAGGCACTTGCGCTGCTTAAATCGGATGTTGACCGATACATTCACGTTAACAAGACGTATTCAGCCATTACGCATAAGGTCGGCGCGCCGAAAACGAAATGCTCTATCCGTGACGTATCGGTTACAAAGGAACTTCGGGAAGTCCT